CTGCAACCTCCATCATGCGCCAGCTGGTGGATGCGGGTACCCTATCGAACCTGCCCGGGGGACTCAAAACCCGTGGGCTTCGGATTAAAGGTGATGACACGCCGATTGCCCCGGGCGAGTGGCGGGACGTAGACATCAGTTCTGGGGCGCTGCGTGACAGCATCATGCCCCTGCCGTACAAGGAGCCAAGCGCCACCCTGTACAACCTGCTGACCACGATCGTCGACGAGGGTCGTCGCTTTGCCGCAACAGCCGACATGAAGGTGTCGGACATGTCTGCGCAGGCCCCGGTGGGCACCACGCTGGCTCTTCTGGAGCGTCAGCTCAAGGTCATGACGGCGGTGCAAGCCCGCCTGCACTACAGCTTCAAGCAAGAGTTGAAGTTGCTGGTCAAGATCATCGAGGACTACACCGACCCCGACTACGACTATCAGCCGGAAGAAGGCCGCCGCACGGCCCGCAAGGAAGACTACTCCCAGGTCGACATCATTCCGGTGAGCGATCCCAACGCGGCAACCATGAGCCAGCGGGTAGTGCAGTATCAAGCCGTGATCCAGATGGCGCAGATGGCGCCGGACATCTATGACTTGCCGCAGCTGCACCGCCGCATGCTGGAGGTGTTGGGTGTGAAGCACGCTGAGAAGCTCGTGCCCCTGCCGGACGACCAGAAGCCACGCGATCCGGTGGCAGAGAACATGGCGGTCCTCAAGGGCGAGCCGGTCAAGGCGTTCATGTACCAGGACCACGAGGCGCACATCAAGGTGCACATGGCCGCGATGCAGGACCCCCTGATCATGCAGTTGATCGGCCAGAACCCCCGCGCCCCGCAGATGCAGGCAGCGATGCAAGCGCACATCTCCGAGCACGTTGGGTTTGGCTATCGCCAGAAGATCGAGCAGCAGCTCGGTATGCCCCTGCCCCCGGAAGACGAGAAGTTGCCGCCCGAGGTGGAGGTGGCGCTCTCGGGCATGATGGCCCAGGCCGCCCAGCAGGTTCTCCAGCAGAACCAAGCGCAGGCCCAAGCGCAACAGGCTCAACAGCAGGCCCAGGACCCGGTGCTTCAGATGCAGCAGCAAGAGCTGGCCATCCGCCAACAGGAGGCTCAGACCAAGGCGCAGAAGGTCCAGGGAGACCTGGCGATCGCCCAGAAGAAACTCCAGCAAGACGCTGCCGAGGCGCTTGCCAAGATTCAGTTGGAGAAGCAACGTACCGCCGCGCAGCTGCTGCAACGTCAGAACATCGACAGCCGTCGCTTAAACGTGGACGCGACCAAAGCGGCCATCGACGCGCGTCGAGACACCGGGCGGTTTGACATCGAGACCGCACGCATGGAACAAGAGATGGCTGCACGCAGCCACGCACAGGACCTGGAGCATCGCCAAGCGGCGCATGACCAGAAGTTGCGTCACCAAGAGTCCCAGGCGCGAGCCAAGGTCAAGATGATGCGTGATCAAAACCAACCAAAGGAGAAGCCCACTAAATGATCCAAGACTTCGCACGCGTATTGCGCGAACAAATACGCACCGACCTGAACAACTACGCGGACGACTTGGCGGGTGGTTCATGTCAATCTTTTGAGCAGTATCAAAAACTCTGTGGCGTCATCCAGGGTCTGGCGATGGCAGAGCGTTACATCATTGACCTTGCAGAGAAAGTCGAAAAAGCAGATGAGTGAAATCCTCCTCCCCCCGGGTATTCAACTACCCAAACACATCCAACCCGTCGACCAGCCGGACGACAACGCGGATGCAGAAACCAAGGCGTCAGCCTTGCCAATCCCAGCTGGCCACAAGCTGCTGTGTATCGTGCCCGAGGTCGATGAAAAGATCGCCGGTACGAGTCTCGACCTGGTTCGAGACGCTGCGACCATACGCCAAGAAGAACACGCCACCACGGTGTTGTTTGTTTTGCGCATGGGCGAGTCTGCCTACAAAGACCCGGAACGGTTCCCCACCGGCCCGTGGTGTAAGGAGGGAGACTTCATTCTTGTTCGTACCTATACCGGTACGCGTTTCAAGATCTTTGGCAAAGAGTTCCGCGTGATCAATGACGATCAGGTGGAGTGTGTTGTGCAAGATCCTCGTGGGATTACCCGCGCTTAAAGGAGTGGTAGATGAACGACGCATATAAGTTTCCAGACGAGCTGGAAGAAGAAAAGAGGTCCGCCCCGGCGGATGACGTAGAGATCACCGTCGCAGGAGACGACGTTGAGATCGAGATCGTTGACGACACTCCCGAGAGAGATCGTGGCCGTCGCCCCCTGGACCGTGAGGTTGAGGACCCCACGGACGACGAGATTGAGTCATATACCCAGGGTGCGCAAAAGCGGATCAAGGAGCTGACGCATGCCCGCCACGACGAGCGCCGAGCCAAGGAAGCCCTGGCTCGTGAGAAAGAGGAGCTTGAGCGTCTTGCTCAGCACATGATCGAGGAGAACAAACGCCTCAAGGCGTACGTGGACTCCGGTACGCAGCAGTACATGACCATGGCCAACCAGGCGGCGGAAGCCAAGCTGGAGAAAGCCAGGCGTGACCTGAAAGCGGCCCAGGAATCGTTTGACGCTGACGCCATCGTGGCAGCCCAGGAAGCCCTGGCTGAGGCTACGTGGGAAGTAAAGAGTGCAAAAAATTTCAAAGCACCCCCTTTACAGCGTGAAGAACCTGTAGTACAAACTACTCCATCGCAACCCCAACGGGTTCAAGCCGACGAAAAGACCTTGCGCTGGCAAGCAAAAAACCAGTGGTTCGGCGCCCAGGGATTTGAGGAAATCACCAGCTACGCACTAGGGCTGCATCAAAAGCTAGTCAACAACGGGGTAGATCCCCGCTCCGATGAGTATTTCGAGCAAATAGACGCTCGCGTGAAGTCAACGTTCCCCGAGGTTTTCGGTGGTAAAAGAGACGAGCCGTCCCGTACGGTTGAGACTTCGGCAAGGAAACCTGCCGCAGTGGTCGCACCCGCGACTCGCACAACTGGAGCGAAGAAAGTACAACTAACGCCGTCACAAGCTGCGTTAATCAAAAAGTACAACCTGGACCCCAAGAAGTATGTGGCTGAAGTTCTAAAACTGGAGAATCAATAATGGCTGAAAACCGTACCCCTCGTGACCTGGAGTCACGCGCAAAAACCGCTCGGGCTGTATACGTACCGCCCACAAACTTGCCCGATCCGACCCCCGAACCTGGGTATTTGTATCGCTGGGTAGCGACGCACATCCTGGGCCAGGCTGAACCTACCAACGTGAGTCGCAAGATGCGCGAAGGGTGGGAACCGGTGAAGGCAGTTGATCATCCTGAACTTATGCTGCTTGGTAATGAAAAGACCGGAAACGTGGAAATTGGAGGCCTCATGCTCTGCAAGATGCCGATTGAACAAGCCCGTGCCCGCGATGAGTACTACTCCAAGCAAGCGTCGGATCAGATGAACTCAGTGGACAACCACTTCATGCGAAACAATGACCCGCGCATGCCTCTGTTCTCGGACCGCAAGTCCTCGTCCAGTCGCGGAAACGGGTTTGGTTCTGGTTCTAAATAACAGGAGTTTCTAAATGGCAAACACAAATGCCCCCTACGGCCTACGTGCCGTAAACCGTAACGACGGCATGCCCTATGCCGGAGCTACGAGTCAGTTCCTGATTGACCCGGCAGGCCTGGGCTCCAATCTTTTCAATGGCCAAGTCGTTATCATTAACGCCAACGGCTACATCGCTCTGTCTACCGCTACTGGCGCGGACCTGACAACCAACAACCTTGGCGGCAATACCCTTGGCGCTTGGGGTGTGTTCGTTGGCTGTTCCTACATCAACGCGCAAGGCCAGCAGATTTACGCTCAGTACTACCCTTCCGGCACCACCGGCGTGGTTACCGCGTATGTCATCACTGACCCCAACGTGACGTTTGCCGCTCAGCTGGATGGCCAGGTCACCCAAGCCGCTCTTGGCGCAAACACTTTCTTCGCTGCCGCTCAGAGCACCAGCACTGGTTCTACCCAGACTGGCAACTCTACCAGCGCGTTGGAGTCTACCGTTGTTACCACGGCTGCCGCCTTCAAGATCATCGGTTTTGCTTCCCCGCTGACCGATACCTACACTGAAGTGTTGGTGAAGTTCAACCCCGGCGCTCACGCCTATACCAACGCCGTCGGCATCTAAGGAGTAAACCATGGCAATTTCACGCGCACAACTGCTCAAGGAACTGCTCCCTGGCTTGAACGCTCTGTTCGGCATGGAGTACGCCCGTTACGGCGAAGAGCACAAGGAAATCTACGAAACCGAGAAGTCGGAGCGTAGCTTTGAAGAAGAAACCAAGCTGGCTGGCTTCCAGGCTGCTCCTGTCAAGAACGAAGGCTCTGCCATCGCTTACGACAACGCGCAGGAAGCGTTCACCGCCCGCTACACCCACGAGACCATCGCCTTGGGCTTCTCGATCACCGAAGAGGCGATCGAAGATAACCTGTACGACAGCCTGTCTGCTCGTTACACCAAGGCCCTGGCCCGCGCCATGTCCTACACCAAGCAGGTAAAAGCCGCCTCCGTTATCAACAACGGTTTCAGCGGTTCTTATCCCGGCGGTGACGGCGTGTCGCTGTTCGGTGTTAACTCTAGCAGCGTTCGTGTTGGTCACCCCCTGGTTAACGGTGGTGTGAACTACAACAGCCCGACCGTGGCCGTTGACCTGAACGAGACCTCCTTGGAAAACGCTGTGATTCAGATCGCTGCGTGGACCGATGAACGTGGTCTGCTGATCGCTGCCAAGCCGCGTAAGATGGTTGTTCCCCCGGCACTGATGTTCGTTGCCAAGCGTCTGCTTGACACCGAGCTGCGTGTTGGCACGAACGACAACGACATCAACGCGCTGAAGCAGATGGGTGCTGTGCCGGAAGGTTACACCGTCAACCACTTCTTGACCGATAGCAACGCTTGGTTCCTGTTGACCGACGTGCCCAACGGCATGAAGCACTTCGAGCGTATGCCTCTGGCTAACTCGATGGACGGTGATTTCGACACCGGCAACGTCCGCTACAAGGCCCGCGAGCGTTATTCGTTCGGCTGGTCTGATCCCCTGGGAATCTGGGGCTCTGCCGGAGCGTAAGCAGAAAGGGGGCCTTGTGCCCCCTTTTCTTTTGTTGTATATTGCGATCAAGCCCGGGGTTCCCGGTGCATCAAACTGACCCGGCAGACGACGTACCGATTGATGCACTGATCTTGTACGTAAGGACAATTTATCATGGCTCTGTCTACCACCCAAAGTATTTGGCGTTCGGGCGGCGGCGACCAGACTCGTACCGCATATTGCGGTTCCGGCGTCATGGCTGCCTCTTTCTACATTGCTGACGCCTCCCCCGCTGTTGCTGGCACTAACGTGACTGTCTCTAACGGCGGCGCTGCTCTCATTCTCCCCGCTGGCGCAGTTGTTTTGTCTGTCTCCATCAACGATGGCGGCACGGGCACGTTTGATCTGGGCACCACCGGCTACAACTCTGGCACCGCTTCCGGCGCTTCGATTGCTTCTGGCCTGGCCGCTACGGTTGGCACCACCAGCGTTGGTTCTGTTGTGACCGGCACCCCCTTGACCGAGATGTCCTACGTCACTGTGACGGACAATACCTCTGGCGCAGGCACTGTCGGCGGCTACATCACGTATTTTGTGGTTGATCCCCTGCTCGGCCAGCAAAACGTCTGATAGGAGCATCTCATGACGATGCAGTATGACGTCAAGTCAGCCCACCTAAATGCGTCGGGTAGCGTGTACGCTCAGCCTGCACGTGTGAAGGGCTTTTCCATCTGTGCCACGGCTAGTGCCGCTGGCACGTTGCTGCTCAAGGACGGCGGTTCGGGCGGGACGACACTCATTGAGATTGACATCCCGGCTAACACAAATCCTAATTCTTTTTACGTACTGGTGCCTGGCGAAGGTGTGCGTTTTTACACGAACATCTACGCCACGTTGACCAACATTGCGTCAGTGACGGTGTTCTATGGCTAAATCCCCAGCATGGCAACGCAAGGAAGGCAAGAACCCCAACGGCGGCCTGAACGCCAAGGGGCGAGCCTCTGCCAAAAAACAGGGCATGAACTTGAAACCTCCCCAGCCGGAAGGCGGCTCACGCCGCGACTCTTTCTGCGCAAGGATGAGTGGTATGAAGAAGAAGCTGACCTCCGCCAAGACAGCAAAAGATCCAAACAGCCGGATCAACAAGAGCCTTCGGGCCTGGAACTGCTGAGGTAACCATGGGTGCTTACAAACGCAAGTTTGATAATGGCGGAAAAGTTTCTCCAGAAGAAAAACTGGGGCAGTACATGCGTATTCCGTCAGAACCTGTTGGGGGAAGGATTCCTTCCGCTAAAAGCAAGTTGCCCCCTGCTTCTGATGCGGCGCGGCTTGCTGCGGGTGAGCAACCCATGGGGTACGCTATACGGAGTTACGCGTCTGATGAAGCTGAAGAAGGCGACAGCTTACGGCCATACGCTAAAAAAGTTTTGTCCGATGAGCGTCAAAAAATTAGCGAACTTGCGGATCAGTACAAGCGTGAAACTCGCGGTGTAAAAGACACTAGTGTGCGCGGCAAAATTCGTGAATTGACTGGTATGAAAAAAGGCGGCTCCGTCTCTTCCGCATCCAAGCGTGCTGACGGTATTGCGGTCAGAGGCAAGACCAAAGGCCGAATGGTGTGACAATGGAGATGATGCTGTGGAACGTCTTGCTGACTACATTCATCGGGTTACTAGGTTGGAATCTGAAGGAAAAGTCGGCGGAGCTGGTACGAATCACGATCCTGTTGAACAGGACGCGGGAGGAGATCGCTCGGGACAACGTGACACAGGCGGAGATCGACAAGATTGTGGCGCACATCGACAGCCGGTTCGACAAGTTGAACGACAAGATTGACATGTTCATCCGGGAGTCAAGAAGTGCCCTCAACTAGTCGTAAACAGCACAACTTCATGGAAGCCGTGGCGCATAACCCGGCTTTTTCAAAGAAGGTAGGTGTCCCACAGTCTGTGGGCAAAGAGTTCGCTGCGGCGGATAAAGGTAAAAAGTTTGGCACCGGGGGCCGGGCCAACCAACAAGGTCTCAACAAGCCGAAAACCGATCACGGGAAGTCGGCACTTTTCTCAGAAGGTGGTTATATGAAAAAGATGTCTTCCGGTGGTATCACCAAGGCCAAGATGGGCGCAGTCAAGACCGCAGCCCCCAGCAAAGACGGCGTTGCAACCAAGGGTAAAACCAAGGGCAAACAGATTGTCATGAGCGGGAGCAAGCCGCTTGGCATGAACAAGGGCGGCTACGCAAAAGGCAAGTGCTGAAATGATGGCCTCCCGTGGGATGGGGGCCATCGCTCCCTCCAAGATGCCCAAGGGCGTGAAAAAAGCACGTCGAGACGACACTGACTTCACGCAGTATGCTGAGGGCGGCAAAGTCAACGCTGCGGGCAACTACACGAAGCCAGGCTTGCGCAAACGCATTGTGTCGCAGGTAAAAGCTGCGGCAACCCACGGTACCAAGGCGGGTCAGTGGTCTGCGCGTAAGGCGCAGCTGGTGGCCAAGAAGTACAAGGAAGCTGGCGGCGGGTACAAGGACTGAGATGAAAGCACCGCAGAAATCCCTGAAGGATTGGGGCGACCAGAAGTGGCGCACCAAGTCCGGCAAACCGTCTTCCAAGACGGGGGAGCGGTACCTGCCTGAGAAGGCCATCAAAGCCCTGAGCCCTGCGGAGTACGCAGCCACCACCAAAGCGAAACGCGCAGGCAAGGCGGCGGGCAAACAGTTTGTCGCGCAGCCCAAATCAATTGCCAAGAAAACAGCAGGGTTCAGATAATGGCAACAACGTCCGGCGTAGCAGCATTCAACCTCGACCTGTCTGAGATCGTCGAGGAAGCGTTTGAGCGTGCAGGCTCCGAGCTTCGCACGGGCTACGACCTGCGCACCGCACGTCGGTCGTTAAATCTTTTGTTTGCAGATTGGGCCAACCGTGGCGTCAACATGTGGACGTTCGAGCAAAACACCATCAATCTGGTGACCGGACAACCCACGTATGCACTGCCTGACGACACGGTAGACATCCTGGACCATGTGATTCGTACCCAGGCAAACCAGCCCAGCAATCAGGCGGACCTCACCATCACGCGTATTAGTGTTTCTACCTACGCGACGATCCCCAACAAACTGACAACCGGGCGCCCCATCCAGGTCTGGATTCAGCGTTTGACGGCCAATACAGCGCTGACTTCTGCCACCACGACGGGTGGGACGACGGCAGCAAACGCAACGACAATCCAGGTCTCAACCCTGGCGGGTCTGCCCACAGCAGGTTTCTTGACGATTGGCACCGAGCTGATCAGCTACAACGAGACCAGCAACCCCCAGGACGGAGCACCGTTCTATCTATACAACTGCTGCCGGGGCCAAGACGGTACCACGGCGGCCTCAATCCCTTCCGGTACGGCCATCAAGCTGACCCAGAAGCAGTCAATTACGGTCTGGCCAACGCCGGACCCCGGGACCCAGTATCAGTTCGTCTACTGGCGTATGCGCCGTATTCAGGATGCTGGCAGTGGCGTGAATATCGCTGACGTCCCGTTCCGGTTTATCCCCTGTCTGGCCGCTGGCCTGGCCTACTACATCGCGCTCAAGGTGCCTGGTGGCATGGAGCGCCTGGCGATCCTAAAAGCCCAGTATGACGAGGCGTGGATGACGGCAGCCGATGAGGATCAAGAACGAGCAGCAATCCGGCTTGTGCCGCGCCAGATGTTCATAGGGGGCGGTACGTAATGGGCAACCGGTTTTCGTCCGGCAAGAACTCGATTGCGCAGTGTGACCGGTGTAACTTCCGGTTTAAGCTGCACCAGTTGAAGACGGAGATCATCAAGACCAAGCCGTACCAGCTGAAAGTGTGCAGCACGTGCTGGGACCCGGACCATCCGCAGTTGCAGCTGGGCATGTACCCGGTTGATGACCCGCAGGGTGTCCGCGATCCTCGTCCTGACATCACGTATTTGTTGGGCGGCAACACGGGCTTGCAGATCACTGAGGTAGTGGGCACGGGCCCGGATGAGAACGGCACACCGTCTGGCGGCTCACGTGTAATTCAGTGGGGGTGGAATCCGGTTGGCGGATCAACGTTTTTTACGTCGGTTGAAACACCAAATAACTTGGTGTCCCGCGTAGAACTTGGTACAGTAACGGTAGTAACGACGTAAGGAGTCGATCATGGACAAGAAAGACCTGGCGCAAGACAAGAAAATGGTGGCATCCGCCGTGCACAAGCACGAAGCTCGCATGCACCCGGGCAAGGCCCCGACCAAACTGGCTAAGGGCGGCGTGACCTCCAAGGCCATGATGTCAATGGGCCGTAACCTGGCTCGCGCTGCTAATCAACGCAGCTCTGGTCGCGGAGGCTGAGATGGCAACATACAAGCAACCCACAAAAACCGCTTCTCCCGTCGTTGGCGTGGAGAACAACAAAAAATATTTGCGTGACGCCAACGTGGCTGTCGCCAATATTCACAGTAACGACTACAAAGGCACCAAGACTGACGGTATCAAAATCCGTGGTACCGGGTGCGCTACCAAAGGCGTGATGGCTCGCGGGCCGATGGCTTGAGATGAACTACAGCGAACTTGTTTCTGCTATTCAGTCGTACACCGAGAACGCGTTCCCGGATACGTACCTCTCGAACGGGACGGTGATTGGGCCAAACGCTCAGATCAACCGTTTCATCGAGCAGGCAGAGCAGCGCATCTACAACACAGTTCAGTTCCCGTCGTTGCGTAAAAACATGACGGGCACCCTGACATCGACCATACCCTATCTGTCTGCGCCTGACGACTATCTCTCTACGTATTCACTGGCGGTCATCGTCAACGGGTCGTACGAGTACTTGCTCAACAAAGACGTTAACTTCATCCGGCAGGCATACCCCAATCCGACCACGGACACGGGCGTGCCCAAGTACTATGCGCTATTTGGTCCCACTGTATCTGGCAGCACTATTACCAACGAGCTATCTTTTATTGTCGGTCCTACACCCGACAGCAACTACCCTGTTGAACTGCACTTTTACTACTACCCCAAATCTATTGTGCAGTCCTCTATTAACGCGCTAGGCGTTATTGTTGGCGGGTCTGGGTATACGAACGGCAAGTATTACGGCGTCCCGCTCACGGGCGGCACTGGCCAGGGTGCTGTGGCCGACATAATTGTGACTGGCGGTGCAGTAGACGAGATATTCATTAAGAACTCCGGTTGCCTGTACACGGTCGCCGACAGCCTATCTGCCGACGCTACTTACCTTGGTGGCACGGCTACGGTTGACTTCAGTGTCCCGATCACCCAGGTAAACAATGCCCAGGGCACCTCTTGGCTTGGCGACAACTTTGACACGGTGTTGCTGTACGGCTGCCTGGTTGAGGCATACACCTTCATGAAGGGTGAGGCTGACATCATTGCCCTGTACGACGGTAAGTACAAGGAAGCTATGGCGATGGCCCAGCGTCTGGGTGACGGTCTGGAGCGTAGCGACGCATACCGCAGTGGCCAGGCGCGTGTTGCGCCGTTGCCGCAGAATAACGGGGTGCGTTGATGGCTTTCACCGGCAACTACACCTGCAACAGCTTCAAGACCGGCTTGATGAACGGCATGTTCGACTTCACGACGGACACGTTCAAGATTGCACTGTATACAAACACAGCTACGCTCAATGCCGACACTACCGCGTACACCACCACGGGGGAAGCCTCTGGTGGAAACTATGCTGCTGGCGGCTTGGCCTTGACCGTGACGCAAGTGCCCACGATTGGTAACCAGACCGGACAGAATGCAGTGGTGTACATCTCGTTTGCCAACGCCTCGTGGACTGGCGCCATCACGGCGCGTGGTGCGTTGATCTACAAAAACGGCGGTGGCAACCCGGCAGTTTGTGTGTTGGACTTTGGCTCAAACAAGACCTCGGCCAACACGTTTGTTGTGCAGTTCCCAACGTCGGGCAGCACGACTTCTATCATCCGTCTTGTGTAAGGAATAACTGTGGCGCTCATTACAACAACCAAGGGTGAAATGGACGATTCGTTGCTGGAGAAGCGCGAGGGTTCCGTTGACAACGATAACGAGCTGACCCGTTGGGTGGAGTATTGGTTGGATGGTGAGCTTGTTCACCGCTCGGTGCATGTGCACCTCAAGAAAAACGTGCTGGCCGACGGAGTGGCCGCAATGATCGGTTGAAAGGACTGAAAAATGGCAAATACCCAGGCAATGTGCACTTCGTTCAAAACGGAGCTGCTGACAGCAACGCATAATTTCGGCACCGCCCCTACGCGCGGAACCGGTACGGCTGACACCTTTTACGGTGCGTTGTACTTGGCTTCCGCTACGTTGAACGCCAGCACCACGGCATACACTGCCACTGGTGAGGTGAGCGGCCCCGGCTATTCAGCTGGCGGTATTGCTGTTACCAACGCTACGCCCCCGACTTCTTCGGGCACCACCGCTTACTGGACCCCGTCCGCAAGTCTGGTGTACACCGGCGTGACTTTGACCACGGCTTTCGACACTGTTCTGATCTACAACCAGACTCAGAGCAACAAGGCAGTGAGTGTTCATACCTTCGGTTCGCAGACGATTACGGCTGGCACGTTTATTTTGACGATGCCTGCCAATACGAATACGACCGCCCTGCTGCGCCTGGCGTAAGCCATCCCCGGTATAGGGGAGGGTCATGCTTGGTATAGCCCCATTTGCAGCAGCGCCGTTTGCATCTCTTGCAGGCGAGACTGTCTCTGTTGCACTCACAGGAGTTACAGCTACTGGGGCTGTAGGTTCTGTTGCGTTCTCGGCTTCTGTTGGGATAACGGGGGTTTCTTCCACCACGGCGGTTGGCACCCCCGTATACACAGTTTCTTGGCCGATTACTGGGGTTCAGGGTGCAGGCGCGGCTGGCGATGTAGTTCCGGCCCGAGAACTTGTAGGTGTGGCGGCCACGGGCAGTGTCGGGACGGTTACGTACATCATCCCTGTCGTTGTTCAGCTAAGTACAGAAGATTGCTTGGGCTGGGGCCTGGGTCCGTGGAGCGGTGACACCTCCAGCGGTGGCTACTACGACGTTGCATGGGGTGGCTGCCAAAACCATAACCCGTCGGTTGCATACGGTGAGGTTGGAACCGTCGTCAAAGCCGTGGCGTCCCAGCTTACCGGGGTTTCTGCTACAGGTTCTGTAGGGGATGTTGCGTCTACCAAGACAAACGAGCTGACTGGCGTTGAGGCTACTGGGCAGCTTGGTACCCTCGCCCCAGTCATCACGGTCCCCATTACTGGCGTGCAGGCCACCGGGGCTGTCGGTACGATGGGTGTTATCCATGCCCACACCTTGACGGGGCTGGAAGCAGTGGGTATAGTGGGTGACGTCTGCCCGCGCAACTGGACAATAATCGACACCGCCCAGAACGCAAGCTGGCAGGTGATACAGGCCGCACAAGCGTCCAGTTGGCAGACTGTCCAAAACAACCAAGACGCCGAGTGGGACCTTGTTGTGACGGAATTGTGTTGAGGATAAACGATGGCTTTAGTTCTAAAAGACCGGGTCCAAGAAACGACCACGACAACGGGTACAAGCGACTTTACCCTTGGCGGAGCTGTATTCTCCTACCAGGCTTTCTCTGCCATTGGCAACACCAACACCACTTACTATACGGCGTTCGACCCCAGTGCTGGAGACTGGGAAGTTGGTATTGGTACGTATTCCTCCACCGGACCTACGCTTACGCGCGACACGATTCTGGCTTCCAGTGCAGGCGGCGCCAAGGTTACGTTTGCCGCTGGTCAAAAAAACGTGTTTGTTACTTACCCTTCCGAACGGGCGATATACCAAGACGCGGCGGGAGTGTATCAAGTCGATTTGTCAACACAGGCAATCGGCAATTTGCCTGTTGCAAACCTCAACGGCGGTACGAGCGCATCATCTTCTACGTTCTGGCGTGGTGACGGGACGTGGGCCACACCTCCGGGCGGGGGCGGTGGGATTACTGCCGGAAAATCTATTGCGTTTGCAATGATCTTTGGCTATTAAAACGAGACACTCATGGCAAACCCAAATATTGTCAACGTATCGGCCATTTACGGCACAACGACATACTTCACGCCTAGCGGCACAACTGCTGTTGTATTGCTGCCAAACGCCGCGTCTTCAGGCAAGGTATTCAAGATCAACCAGATCGTGGCATCAAACGTTACGGCAGTCGCTTGTAATGCTACGGTATCGTTGTACACCAACGGCGCGGTGGCTCAGGGCTCCGCCCCTACAGGCGGCACGGCGTTTCCGGTTGTGTATCAGGTGTCGGTGCCTGGTAACGCGTCGTTGATCTGCGTGGACAAGTCAACGGCCATTTATTTGCAAGAGGGCACGTCAATCACGGTGACGTCTGCGATTGGTAGCTCGCTCACGTTTAGCATCTCCTACGAGGACATCAGCTAATGACGAACCGCTATACAGGCGGCGTAATCTCCGCCACCGCGCCGACGGTATCGCAGTCAGGCGCTTCCGGTGTGTGGAACCTGGAAGAGGCGCAGTACTATCAAAAGGCGGGCCTGTGGCCTCCGGGATCTGGCGCGGACCCGTACTTTCAAAACACCACGTTGCTCTTGCACGGGGACGGCACCAACGGCGCGCAGAACAACAGCTTCGTAGACAGCAGCGTCAACAACTTCACGATCACCCGTAACGGCAACACGACTCAGGGAGCATTCAACCCGTACGTCGGACCGGGTAACTGGAGTAACTTCTACGCAACCACGCAGTCGGGGTGGACAACGCCAACAAACAGCGCGAGCACAATTATTGGCAGCGCGTTTAACGCAACCGTCACGTTTACAGCGGAGGCATGGATTTACCCGCTTTCTCGTCATAGTGGGGGCGGCGCGGTCCTCGGCTATGTAGTTGGTCAAATGCAATTGGCGGGATCTGCGGTTGACTGGTCTTTTGGTCCTGATAGCAACGGCAACCTAGTTTTGTTTTGGTACGCAGGAAGTGACCAAATTTCCAAGGGAGGTTCTATAATCCCCCTCAATACATGGACACACATTGCGCTCAGTGTAAGCAACGGCGTAATTAGAATGTTTGTTAACGGTGTGCAAGAGACACTGACCGGGCTTACCAGCACAACTGCCTCATCGACAACCACTAACTACATATCCTCTGGCGGTTACTTGTATGCTGGCACCACGTGGCAGGGATTTAACGGATACATCAGCAACCTGCGCGTGATCGGTAAGCGTGCTGTATACACCGCTAACTTTACTCCATCTACAACGCCGTTAATTGCCACGACCGACACGACGCTGCTGGTTAATAACCAAAACAGGTTTAACGACATAAGCGGCGCAGGCTGGCCGCTTACTAGAGTCGGCGGCGTTCAGGTGTCTAAGTTCGCCCCGTTTACGTTCTATCAAACCAATCCAGCAAGTTACAGCGGGTACTTTGATGGTACGGGGGATTATTTGACTGCACCTGCCAGCAATTCAACTATCTGGCCCGGATCTGGAAGTTTTACTATTGAGTATTGGCTCTATCTACCCGCCAACCCCAGTGCTGGGTATTACACGCATTTTTCTTACGGGACTTCTGGTTCTGTGTTGCGTGTTTTTAATACGGCAGCAACTTCAAAAATTGAAGTGTTTTCGGGCACATCCGTAATACTGAACCCTGCGTGGCCAACTGCTGGGCAATGGAATCACTTTGCGTTGGTAAGAAACGGAACAACACTAACGCTGTACATCAACGGCGCGGTAGCGCAGTCAGTAACAAACTCGACCGATTTTTCTACGGGCACTCTAACCATTGGAGGCGAAAGCGCAAGCAACCCTCTGTTGGGGTCTATCTCCAACTTCCGTATTGTCAAAGGCACGGCGGTATATACAAGCGCTTTCACACCGCCCACATCGCCGTTGACGGCAATCTCAGGTACATCCCTACTTACCTGTCAATCAACCTCGTTCATTGACAACAGCACCAACGCGTTCACCATCACAGTGAACGGCAACGCAACACCCAAACGCGCCAACCCGTTCACCGACACGGTGACGGGGCCAACATCGTACACAGGGTCAACTTACGCTGGGTCTGCGTACTTTGACGGCAGCGGCGATTACCTTACGCTTACTGGATCATCCAACCTTGCTTTTGGATTAAACAACTTCACAATCGAGGTGTGGATATACCCAACCGTAGCCGCCGACCGAATGATTTATGACGGTAGGCCAAACTCTATTACGGGTCCTTATCCAACGCTGTATATCGGCTCAACCAATCAGGTATTCTACTATACAATCGGGGCCAACAGAATTGTTGGTGGAACCATACAGTATTATGCGTGGAATCATATAGCGTTGGTTCGATCCAGCGGCACCACAAGATTGTATTTGAACGGCGCTTTATTAGGTTCTTACGTAGACGCAACCAATTATGCGAATGGCGCGGCGCGCCCAATTATTGGTGCAGACGGCGGTAACGTCGCAACGTTGAACATGTTGGGCTATCTTTCAAATTTGCGTGTCGTAAACGGCACAGCAGTTTACACGGGTCCTTTCGTGCCACCAACAGCCCCGGTAACAGCGGTCTCCGGCACACAACTGCTAGTCAATGGAACCAACGCAGGCATCTTTGACAACACAACGGTCAACGACCTAGAGACAATTGGCAGCGCCCAGGTAAATACCACCATTGTCAAATATGGCACGGGGTCGATGTACTTTAATGGCCTTTCAGACGCCCTAATTATGGCCAGCCAGCCGGCAATCACGTTTGGCACGGGTGATTTTACGGTTGAAGGTTGGGTGTATTTTGCTGGTGCTCCTGCATCAACGTTCCATAGTCTGTATTCCACCCTTGTACAGTTGGCAAGCCCTGGCGATCACGGTGTTTTAATTCGTGCAAGCACAACAAAACTGATAGCGATCTTGCAAGCCGATAACGCAACCACACTTACTTTGACTTCAACTAATAACGTCACGACGGGCCAATGGTATCACTTTGCGCTAACTCGGTCTGGCACTACGGCGCGTTTGTTCCTCGACGGAACCCTTGAGGCCAGCGGTACGTCGTCGGTAAATTTTTACGAAACCGCACAAGCGCTTGGTCGTGTATATGCCACATCAACGGGCACAACGCAGTATCTTAACGGATACCTTGACGACGTGCGAGTCACCAAAGGTGTGGCTCGCTACACGGCCAACTTCACCCCGCCAGCAGCGGCGTTTCCCAACTTCTGAGGTAGACCATGCTAGTAGCTGAAGTTATTGACGGAGTTGTGACCAAGGTGGCTGATTGCCGGGAGCTGTGCGAGTGGTATCCCCCGACGGATGAGCAGCTCAAGGATCGGAATTTGGTGCGCGTAAACCTGTTTCGAGAGTATGATAGTGAGACGCAGCGCCTCGTGCCCTGCGATCCCGTGCTGGAGGGTGACTGGGTGTACATGGTTGCTGTGGAAAACACTGAGTCACCGCCGTCGTAGAACCAGCAGTTATTTGGATTTTTGGCCTTTTTTCGATAAGGACACACCATGTCAACTTACTCTCCTGATTTACGGATAGAGCTGATCCCCAACGGTTCTCAGGCTGGCACCTGGGGAACCACGACCAACGACACGCTCGCGTACGTGATTGACCCCGCCATCTCGGGGTTCCAAACTGTGGCGGTCTCGTCGGCCAACCAGGCATTGACGTACGTCAGCGGTTCCACTGCAACGGCGTCAGCCAACCAGTCAATCTACGCTTCGCTGGCTTTTACTACCAGCACCGGCGCCAACTTCGCCGTCTATGCGCCGCCCAACCCCAAGCAGTACGTTCTCTGGAACAACAGCTCATACGTACTGACTATCTATAACAGTACGATTATCGGTAATACGACGGCTGCTGGTACAGGCGTGCAGGTCCCGGCGGGTAAAAAACTGCTGGTGTTCTCGGACGGAACCAATTTCTACGCTGTGGACGCGGGCAGTTTGACATCAACAGTTCCCGTCGCCAACGGCGGTACGGGCGTTACGACTTTGACCGGGGTTGCTTACGGCAACGGCACATCTGCTTTCACGGCAGCAACAGGAGCGCAGATCGCGTCCGCTATCGGATCTACAGCGGTTACCAATGCCACGAACGCAACCAATGCCACGAACGCAACCAACGTGGTGAGCGGGGGCACAATTGCCAGCAACGTAACGGCAACCACGCAAAGCGTTGGCACCAACAACACAACGATAGCAACAACGGCTTTTGTGTTGGCAAACGCAGTTTCTGGTGGAACCTCATTCCAATTCTTTTCAACGAGCGGAACGTTTACAGTTCCGGCTGGCGTCAATTCGATAAAAGTCACTGCGTTTGGTGGCGGTGCTGGCGGATCGGGTGGCAGCGCCCAATATACAGGTAATCCTTGTGCAGGCACTCCTTCTTACCCCGGAGTAGCAGGATTTTATGGGGGCAGCGGGGGCAGTGGCACTGCGGTTGTTACAGTGACCCCAGGCGCTACCTACACAGTTACCGTTGGTGCTGGTGGTAGTGGTGGAGCAGGAGGCCAAAGCGCCTCTGGAACTATTGCAGGTGGTGTTGGCACTTCAGGAGGCACCACCAGTTTTGGTGCGCTGGTAACTGCCACAGGTGGTTCTAGCAGCAATACTGCTGTTGGTACTAATGGAACCTTCACTACCTCGGGAACAATACTTCTGAGAAATTCTGTTATTTCCACGGGTGGTGGTAGCATCGGTGGCAATGGCGCCCCCAACGGTATTTACGGTGGTGGTGGCGGCGGCGGCGGCGGCTTTAGCACTGGCGGTGGCGGCGGCGGCGCCTTGAGCAGTGGCGGAGTAGCAGGCACTGTCTATGGAGCGGGATCTGTTGGCTCCGCTGGTTCTCCATCCACCGGCCCTAGTGGTCATAGTGGTGGAGCAGGCGGAGCAGGAGGAGGCCCTGCGGGGGGCGCCGGTGGTGCCGGGCTACCTACCAACGGTTCTACTATCGGCGGTGGTGGTGGCGGTGGCGGTGGCACTGGTGGTGTTATTGTAGAGTGGTAATTTGAAAGAAAGAATATGAAAAAAGCCTTAATTAGCCCCAATGAAAGTGTGAGTTATATTAGTGCTTGGATACCCAATCCAGACCCAACAAGCTCACAACAGTATGTTCCAGAATTTACAACCATTGTAGATGGTGCCAGAGTGGCCGAAGTGGTGGCCAATGGATCCGAATTTCCCATTGCTCCTCCGTTGTTCTGGGACGACTGTGCGGATGATGTTGTGGCTGATAAATGGTATTACAACACGGAAACCATGGCAATTATACAGATACCAGCAGCGCCGCCTTACCCTAGCACAGGAACGACTGGGACTCAAACCGTATGAAGCAACTACTCCCGTACCACAGTTTTATGTATGCGGGGGCGCAGATCAATGTCTATCACGCAGACAAGGGTGATGGGTTGCCAATGCACCAGCACAACTTCAACCACGCAAATGTGTGCCAAGTGGGTTCCTGCGTTGTTCGCGTTAAAGGCAAAGAGATTGTGATGAATGCGGAAACCCAGCCGCTGGACCTCCCCGCCGACATCCCGCATGAGATCGAGGCGCTTGAGGACGGCACGGTTTTTGTGAACATCTTCAAAGAGGGTAGCTACTAATGTGGACCCGATCACCATTGGCCTAGCGTTTGCCGGAGCCAAAGCTGCGGTAGCCACCATCAAGGAGGTTATCAAGCTCGGCAAGGACACCAACGAGATAGCCCAGAGCATCGCTGGCTATTTTGACCAGAAGGCAGTCATTGAGAAAGCCGAGGCGGTCAAGGAGCGAGAGAAGCGTGAGGCGCTGTGGGACAAGGCCAACGGGGTCAAGCCCAAAAAGACAGACGCTGAGCTGACCGCTGAAGCGTTTGAGGTAGTTCAGAAACGGCGGGAGCTGGAGCGGCATGAGTACGAGCTGTACGAAATGCTGGTGTGGTCTGGCCAGGGGCAGCTCTGGGACGACATGGTCAAGACCCGGGATGAGATGCGAAAGCAGATTGCCAAGGAAGAAGCCGAGGCGGTCAAGCAGAAGATCATTGACGCAGCCAAAGCGCAGGACCGCAAGGACATGATCCAAGACATCCAGCTCTCAGTGGCAGTCATCGCGGCGTTTGGTTTGGCGATGTACTGGCTGGTGCAGTGGGGGATTTCAAAAGGACTGTGGAGATGAGTGAGCAGGACAAGACACTGGGGGTGTTGGACCGCATACTGACGTATGTGGATAGTCCGTTCAAGCTCATCGCCCTCTTGGTCATGTTCGTCTTTGGGTTCTGCGCTTGGTTTGTTTACAGCCACCAAGAGCTGTTGGTCGGGGCCTACAAGGAAAGCCAGAAGCTACCCAGCATCAATGAGTCCCGGGTGGACGACGCAGCGGCAATCCTCTTCAAGTACGGTGGTGCACAGACTGTGGCCATCTTCAAGGTAAACCCGTTATTTGGCACCCGGGTCTTGTACCGGGCGTATACGAAGGAAGGGCGCGACAAGCGCATGGAGGGCATCGATGTCGGTCTCTTTACCCAAAATCCAAACAACAACGCAGATGTTGTACGCCTTATGGCAGGAGAGACGCCATGCAGTGATTACGCAAAGCCACAAAGCGAAGTCGGCCTGTGGTACGTCGAGGCTGGTGTCACCTACGGTTGTCGAATCTCTGTACCACCCGACGCAACACGTTTCATCGGTCAAATTACCGTCGGGTACAAAGATCGACCTGAGAGCGTAGAGGATGCCCAGTCCATGCTGCTCATTGCTTCATCAATGTTAACCAAAAAGAGTTACTAATGCTGACACTATTTTCTACCCTGATCTCGTTTTTGATGGGCGGCTTGCCTAAGATTCTGGACTTCTTCCAAGACCGCAGCGACAAAAAACATGAGCTGGAGCTGGCCCAGATGCAGATCGCCCGGGAGCTTGAGATGCGCAAGCTGGGGTTTGAAGCCCAGGAGCGGGTCGAGCATGTCCACACCCAGCAGCTTGAGATCGAGACCAAGTCCAACGAGAAGGTGTCCCTGATTGCCGCCCAGCAAGCCGAGATGCAGGCTATATACGCCCACGATACGGCGCTCAACGAAGGCACCAGCCAGTGGATGAAGAACCTACGTGCCAGCGTACGCCCGGTGATCACCTACGGGTTTTTCTTCCTGTTGGTCGGAATTGATTGCGCCCTGATATACCACGGCCTCAGCACCGGCGTTGGGTTCCAAGACATGGCCGACCAGTTGTGGGATGACGAGACCCAGGCGCTGTTTGCCAGCATTATTGCGTTCCACTTCGGCGGTCGGGCATTCGGCAAATGAACGTCAGCCCCCAAGCCGTGGCCATGATCAAGCACCATGAGGGTGTAAGACAAAAGCCTTACCGTTGCCCGGCCAAGCTCTGGACAATTGGCGTTGGACATGTGTTGTACCCGGAGCAGGGGAAGTTGCCCATCGACCAGCGGGATGGGTTTGCCTTGAAGATCGAGGATTTCAGGATCTTCAGCATGGAGGAAGTTGATGGAATACTTCGCGCAGATCTGGCTCGCTTTGAGCGAGGGGTTCACACCTACATCACTGCTCCTCTTACACAAGGCATGTTTGATGCTCTTGTGTCTTTCAGTTTTAACGTCGGTCTTGGAACACTCCAGCGTTCGACGCTTCGTCAAAAGCTCAATCGCGGGGACAAAGAGGGCGCAGGACAGGAACTATTGAAGTACTGCATGGCTGGTGGCAAAATACTGAAAGGGTTACAAAACCGTCGACTTGACGAACGCGCCCTGTTCATGTCGTAGGAGTCCAGATGCCCTTACAGAAGCTTCAGTTCCGACCGGGTGTCAACCGGGAATCAACCACGTTGGCCAACGAGGGCGGTTGGTTTGAGTCCGATAAGGTGCGGTTCCGTTCCGGCTATCCTGAGAAGATCGGCGGCTGGGTAAAGGATGCTGGCGTGGTCACCGAGCCCGCTGTGCCGCCTACTGGCATGTTCTGGGGCATCTGCCGCTCCATGTGGAACTGGGTGTCCTTGAACGGGTTCAACCTGTTGAGCCTTGGTACCAACCTGAAGTTCTATATTCAGAACGGGGTCGGTGGCAACATTAACGATGTGACGCCGCTGCGTAAAACTACGCTGGCAGGGCAGGTGACCTTTGCCGCTACGTCAGGCTCAAACATTGTCACGGTTACCAACTCGGGTTGGGGTGGCAACACGGGCGACTTTGTAACGTTCAGTGGAGCGGCCTCTCTGGGTGGCAACATCACGGCTGCCGTCCTCAACAGCGAGTTCCAAGTCACGTACATTGGTCCAAACACCTACAGCATCACGACCAGCGCAACGGCTAACGCCAGCGACGTTGGAAACGGTGGGTCGCTTACAGTCGCCCAATACCCAATTGCCTCGGGCGCAGATGTCTTTGGCGCCGTCAACGGTTGGGGCGCAGGTACTTGGGGCGGCGTTGTGGCTTCTCCCGGAACAAATACTGGCTGGGGCGAGGAAGCTGCGTCTGGCATCAGTGTTCAATTGCGCACATGGAGCCAGTCCAACTTTGGCCAGGACTTGGTGTTCAACCCCCGTGGCGGTCCTATTTACTACTGGGCGTTCAACACGGTTGTCCCAACGCAATTTAACCGGGCTGTGCAGCTGACTCAGCAGACGGTAACTTTTAATATAGCGACTTCTGAAGTCACCCTTGCTAGCTACTTGGCGGAGGGTACTGGTGTTTCGTTTACAACCAACGGAACGCTCCCGACTGGGGTTGTTGCGAACACTCCGTACTACCTTGTTTCTACCGCTACCCCGTTGGTCTACACGCTTTCCTCAACTGTTGACTTGCTAACACCTGTCACCATGACCGGCTCCACGACGGGGGCAAGCTACATGCGGGTGGCCAACGCGCCATCCCTCTGCAACTACGTCATGGTGTCTGACGCCTCTCGCTTTATTTTGGCATTTGGCGTTAACGACTACGGATCGACCACGCAAGACCCGATGTTGGTGCGCTGGTCCGACCAAGAAAGCCCCAATGTGTGGACGCCGTCCATTACCAACCAAGCGGGCAGCTATCGACTGAGCCGGGGGTCGCAGATTATTACGGCCATTCAGACTCGTCAGGAAGTATTGGTGTTGACCGATGCAGCCATTTATTCCATGCAGTATCTTGGAGCGCCGTACGTCTGGGGTGTTCAAATCATGGGAGACAACATCTCCATCCTGGGCCCCAACTGCGTTACTACAGTCAACAACATCACGTACTGGATGGGTGTCGACAAGTTCTACATGTATTCCGGTCGAGTGGAAACCCTCCCTTGTACCTTGCGTCAGTACATCTATGACGACATCAATACCACGCAGGGCTTCCAGGCGTTTGCCGGAACCAATGAGGGCTATAACGAAATCTGGTGGTTTTATTGCTCTGCTTCTTCTTCCACGGTAGACAAGTACGTTGTGTACAACTACTTGGAACGCACTTGGTATTACGGCACGCTGGCTCGCAGTTCTTGGCTGGATAGCCCGCTGCGCTCGCAGCCGATGGCCACCCCTTACGCCGGGTCAAACGGCCAGCTGGTGTACCACGAGACGGGTAATGATGACGGCACAACAAACCCGGCGTCCCCCATCACTGCTTACGTGCAGTCCTCGGACTTTGATATTGGCGACGGCCACAACTTCGGTTTTGTGTGGCGCATGATCCCTGACATTACGTTTGACGGCTCGAACGTCAACAAACCCCAGGCCAACTTTACTGTGCGCCCACGGCAGTTCCCCGGCACCAACTATGGCACGTCGGACAACCCGGCAGTCAAGAGCACGCAGAATTACGCAGGCCAGCAGTCCTATAACGTGCAGCAATTCACCGAGCAGGTCTATGTCCGTCTGCGTGGTCGTCAGATGGCGTTTCGCGTGGAGTCCACTGAACTTGGTGTGGCCTGGCAGCTGGGAACCCCGCGTATGGATGTGCGCCCGGATGGTCGTCGATGAGCAACTTGTTTGTTTATACCGAGCAAGACCTCAACAGGTTCGTTGCTCCGCGTCTGGCAGCCGCCCCGGTCGAGTACGACCAGCGGTTTATGGATCAGTACACCAACATCCTGCGCCTGTACTTCAACCAACTGGACAGCTTTAACAGCCAGCTGCGTACAACCGCATTGTCCCCCATCAATGATGGGTCGGCCATTTATTTCCCCAACGGGGCGTTTTCATCTTCGGCTTCACAAACGGCAGCCAGCACCACAGCGGCTTACGATATTACGTTTACTGACACCGACGCGTCTAACTACGTTTCGTTGGTAAGCGGGTATCAAGTAACTACTGCCAAAGCGGGGCGGTATAACTTTCAGTACAGTATTCAGTGCGCCAACCTGGCCAACTCCACGGAATCCATCGACGTTTGGTTTCTTTATAACGGCACCAACATACCGCGCTCCAACACCCGGATTGGTATGGCCGCCCGTAAGAACCCAGCAACGCCGTTCTATGCGGTAGGTACGGTGAACTTGCTTGTTGATATGGCCGCAGGGGACAACGTCAGCTTACAGTGGCATACCACAAATACCAGCGCGTTTATCCAGTCAGAGCCCGTGGCGGCTACCCCTACACGCCCGGCAATACCGTCCGTGATCTTCACGGCGACGTTTGTGTCAAAGATCTGAAAATGTTACGATTCAACCAATTTACAGGAGAACACCATGGGTACTGGTGTAGGTGAAGCCGCCCTGGCGGCGGAAGCGGTTGGGGCAGCTGAAGCTGCTACTGCGGGTGCTGGCTTTCTCGAAGGCATGGCAGGTGTCTCTGCGCTTGAAGGTGCGGGTGTTGCCGGTCTTGGTCTTGGCACGGGCGCGGGTCTTGGTACCGCGCTGGCGGGGGCCGGTGCTGGCGGACTAGGCGCACTGAGCCCTGCTTTCCAAACCGCCCTTGGGCAAACCGCCGCTGTTATGCCGGAAGTTGCAGCCCAGACGGCTCAGTTTGCCAACATGGGTGCTATGCCCGGCGTTGATGCCGCTTTGGGTGCGGGTCAGATTGGTGACCCTGCTTTGTTGGCCCAGCAATTTGGAAGTGGTGTTGCCAACGTAAATCCGGCAGCCCCTCTGTATGAGATGAATGCGCTAGAGACAGCGGATGTCATGAAGAACATCAGCCCGGAGTTCATGAACAGCTATATGCCCGACGCCACACAAGGGCAGGGGTTGTATGACCTGGAAGCTACAGATCGTAGTTTGGGAGCCGCCGGTATGGCCAATGAAGCCGCCGCTGCTGCACCATCGACACCAACTTCGTTTGATGCTTTTGGCAATGCTGTGCCTGCCGGAAGCCCGGCAGCAATGTCCGCAGACCCTACAGGCATGGCGCAAGCACAACTGGAGGCCAACACTGCCGCTGCCGCCAAATCCAGTTTCCCCTTCTCTAGCCCCCTGTCCTCCATCTACAAAATCTATAAAGAACAAGATCCGTTGACACAGGGCGTCATGAAGTACGGCGGTATGGGCCTTGGTGCACTGCAAGCCGCCAAATACCTGAACAAACCCCAAGGCGTGGCAGGTCCCGAGAAATACGACGGTCCGCTGTCCAAGTTTAGGTACAGCCCCGACACGTACACCCCGTATACGTATAAACCCTATGTTGCTGGCGGCCCGGTGGAAGAGATGTCCAACCGCAACGCTATCGGAGCCAATACGGGTTATCCCCAATCTGACATCCAGCAGGGTGCGTACGCTACGCCCTGGCAAACCCCCGTGTCACGCAATGTCGTGGCAGGTGCAGGAGATGTCGGCGTTGATCAGATGACGGGTATGGAGCGCATGGCGGGTGGCGGTATTGCCAACCTTGGCGGCTATTCTGATGGCGGGCGCCTGCTCAAAGGCCCAGGGGATGGCATGTCTGACAACATCCCCGCTACGATTGGGCGTAAGCAGCCAGCCCGTCTGGCCGACGGTGAGTTTGTGGTTCCGGCAGATGTTGTGTCTGGTCTGGGCAACGGCTCCACAGAGGCAGGCGCCAAACAGTTGTACAAGATGCTAGACAAGGTCCGCTCTGCCCGTACTGGCACCAAGAAGCAAGGCAAGCAGATCAAGCCTGAGAAGTACACACCCGCATGAAACTGACGGTTCAGCACGTCGACACAAACCACGTCCAGCAAGTCTGGCCGCTGGTGGAGCCTTTCCTGAACGACGCGCTGACCAAGGGCGTGGACTTCCCCGACTGGGCCGCTTGCTACAACATCCACCACGTCCAGCAATTTGTGACGGGCGGGCAGTGGCTTCTCTTGGTGGCAGCGGACGAAGAGAATAAAATCCAAGGGGCGGCCACCGTGTCGTTCATCAACTACCCCCTGCACCGTGTGGCGTTTGTCACCTGTATTGGGGGCAAACTGATTTCCAGTAAGGAGACCTTTGAGCAGCTCAAGGTAATCCTGAAAAGCCGAGGCGCTACGAAAATCCAAGGGTCAGGACGAGACGCCATCGTCCGGTTGTGGAAACGCTACAACTTTGAACCCCGCAACACTCTGGTCGAGGCATTGCTATGAACTTGCTCCAATCGTTTTGGAACCCGCTGGCTATTATTAAAAATTTCACCCTTTGGGGCGGAGGCAGCGGTGGTGGTGGCGGCCCGACTACGAGCACAACGCAGACGTCAAACATCCCCGAGTACGCCCGTCCGTACGTAGAGACCATGCTGGGCGCCACCCAGCAGCAGTTGTTCAACACTGCTCCCGGTCCCGACGGAACTACGCAGATTACCAGCGTCAAGCCATATCAGGCGTTTGGTGCGCAAGTAGACGGCGGTCAAGCGGGTCTTGGCCCCGGTGAAATGGCTGCGGCGCGTTCTGCCTATGCTCAATTTGACCCCCTGCAAAACCAGGCGTACCAGACGGCAAGCGGTTTGGAAACCGGCACCGCTATGCAAGCAGGCATGGGCGGCACGGCTGCTGGTACGGCACAAGCTCTGGGTGCGGGTCAACAATACGCACGCCAGGCAACCAACCCCTACGCCACTGCCGCCTACATGTCTCCGTACATGCAAAACGTGGTGGATGTACAGCAGCGCGAAGCCCGGCGCATGTCGGATATTGCGGGTACACAGCAGCGCGGGCAGGCTACTCAAGCCGGGGCTTTTGGCGGTAGCCGTCAAGCCATTATGGAGGCTGAACGTCAGCGCAATCTGGCTACGCAACAAGGGGCTATCCAGGCTCAAGGCTTACAGTCTGCGTTTGATCAGGCACGTCAGGCTCAGCAGTTTGGCGCCAATCTAGGTCTTCAAGGCGCCCAGGCAGGTATTGCAGGCGGCCAGCAGCTGTATGGCCAAGGCGCAGGCAACCTCGGTTTGCAGAGCCAGTACGGCGCTCAGAGACAAGCATATGACCAGAACGTGCTGAACCAGGCCATTCAGAACTACGCAATGACCCAGCAGTATCCGCAACAACAGTTGGCGTTTATGAATGCCCAGCTTCGCGGTCTGCCCATGCAGTCAAGCACGACCCAGTCGTATCAGGCCCCGCCGAGCTACTTGTCCCAGGCGGCAGGTTTGGGTATGGGCGCCTACGGCTTGAGCAAGCTGATGGGTAAGAAAGGCGGTCTGCCCAAAGACTTTGAGAAGAAAAAAGACGACGCCCCCAGCGGCTTGCAAGCCCTGGCCCTGTCGAAAATGTAAGGAACGACCATGGCAATGACCCCAGATACTAGAAGCATCCTGACGTCGCTCCGCTTTATGAAGGACTCGGAGTTGCAGCAGTATGCTGCAATGCACAAAAACGACCCATTTATCTTTCCGCTGGCGTTCCAAGAAAGCCAGATGCGCAAACAGGTGCGTGCGGAAGAACAGGCTAAGCAACAGCAACCCCAGGCAAAAGTAGTTGACCAGAATTTGGCAGCTATGGCTGCCGAGCCGTTGCCCGAGGACGTAGGTATTGCTCAACTCCCGGCTAACAACTTGCAAGGTATTGCTACCGGCGCCGCAGGCGGCATCGTGGCGTTTGATGACGGCGGTGAGGTGCCTGGTTACGCAGATGGTGTGGCTGTTAAAGATCCTGTCCAAAGATTTGCAAACCAGTACCGTGCAGTGGCTGAGCAGGTTGGCCAGCGTCTGGGCGTTGATCCCGGTGTTTTGATTGCTCAGTGGGGGCATGAGACTGACTGGGGCCGGAAGACAGTCGGTAAATACAACTTTGGCAACATCAAAGATGTGACCGGCAAAGGCCCAACCGCGTACGACAAGATGGAAAAGAGCAAGTCTTCTTACAAGTCTTACGACTCGCCAGAAGCATTTGCCAATGACTACGCCAGTTTAATTGAACGCAACTTTCCCAAGGCAATTGGGGCGGGCTCCGACGTCAAAGCGTTTTCTGCCGGGTTGCAAGAGGGCAAACGCGGGGCGTACGCAACGGACCCCAACTACGGCGCCAAGCTGGAAAAGACGTTTATGTCGATGATCCCTCCGGCACAAGCTGCTGCGGTTTCTGTAGACAAAGCCAGCGCCATCCCTGGGCAGAGCGTAACTGCTCCTGCCAAACAACCCGAGGGCGGGTTCATGTCTGCGGACAGCTTCCAACGTGGCGCTGAGGCGCTTGGTCTTTCGCGTGATGTTGGGCGTAATGTTTTCAACACGATGATGGCACCAACGCCGTTGGCCCCCGCTACTACGGTACCCAAAGCAGGGCCTGGTCTGCTTGCAACGCTGGGTGAGAAGACTTACAACCGCTTTGTTCCCGCCGCCGGTCTAAGCCCCGAGGGTATTGCAGCATTGCGTGCAGAGTCAGAACTGGCCCGCAAGATTACGCCTGAAGCACAGCTCCTACTGACCGGCCCCCAAGCCAAACTGCCTGGAACCACTATCCCGGTTACGCAAGCCGGCGAAGGTATTACCAGTCTGGTTCAGCCTGCTCGCATGGTACCGCCCGGACCGGAAGCTACACGCCTGGAACAAATGGCCGCAGCCGCCAATGCTCGCAAGGCTGCACAAGCCGCGCAGGGTGCTGAGACAGGCACCACAGCTACCAAAGCCGCTGGTCTGGCGCAAGATGTTGCCGCTGGTGAAAGCGCAGCTGAGAAGATTCAGAAGGCCTCGATGCTGCGTGAGGCAGAAGAAGCAGCGCGACTTACATCCGCAGCACAGACCGGCCAAGCTGCCAAGACAGGCGCTGGGTTAGTGGCTGCTGCGGCTACTGCCGCAGGCAATATGGGTATCGGTGCTCCGTTTGGTGACATTGATTTGGGTGCTACAGATGCAAGTCTGGGCGCCGCAGGCCGTGAAAACTTCTTGTCAAAAGGCGACACGGCTGAACTAAAAACTCTGGGCAAAGAAGCCGTCAAAGAAGCTGGCGGCAAGACTAAGGGTTTTACCGGAGACGACTTTATTGCAATTGGTCTGGGCATTTTGAGCGGGCAAAGCCCCAACGCCCTTACCAACATTGGTGAAGGCGGCCTCAAAGGCCTAGCCATGCGTCAAGCCCGCATCAAAGAAGAAGCCGACTCGGCCTACCGTGACGCTTTGGGCAAGTACTACACCGCTGGGGCCGAAGCAATTGAGCGTGGGTCAAAAGAGCGCGACCTTGTTGCCGCCGCAGAGAAAGCCGCGCATGATGCGTTTACGGCGTTGTCAAAAGACAACTTTGACTTGATGCTCAACCCCGCCGAGCGAACCAAGTTGTACAACCGCCTGCGCATGGAAAAGTTTATGCAATATGGGATTTCGCCTACAATGCTTGGAAGCGGTCCTGCTACGGGAGGACAGCCTCGATTCCTTGGGTTTGAGAGCAAGCCTCCTGAGTAAAATCTATGACAATCGCACGCTTTGAAATGCCGGACGGGCGGATAGCCCGCTTTGATGTACCCGCTGGCACTTCCCCGGAAGAAGCGCAGCGAATGATCAGCGAGATGCTTGGGTTTGAAACCCCAGCGGAACCGCCAAAAGCCAAAGAAGCTCCGACCATCGGAGGGCAGTTCAAAGAATTTGCCAAGGGTGTAATCCCCGGCGCCATCGGAATGGTGGAGTCAGCAGGCACGGGTATTTCTGCGCTACTGCCCGACCAGCAAGAGTTAATCGCACGCAACAAAATTCGCAGCCTAGCGGCTGCGGCACGCGAGCCGTTTACTGCCGCTCCCGGATACGAAGAAACCATTGGTCGTAAGCTAGGTGAATCCTTCGGCTCAGTAGGACCGTTCTTGGCGTTGGGCCCGCTTGGAGCAGCCGGACGCTTGGGTATGGCCGGACTGGGTGTAGGCGCTGGCGCAGGTGAAGCACGAGTAAGGGCCGAGCAAGAAGGCGCAACAGCCGACCAACGCAGCTTAGCCACGGCCTTGGGTAGTGTGGTGGGCGCAACAGAGATGTTTGCTCCGGCCCGGATTCTGAACCGTCTATCTGCACCTGTGCAGGCTGGAGCTGCGGCGGCAGTTCGTCGTGCGTTGTTGGCAGGTGGCGAAGAAGCTGCGCAAGAAGCCGCAGCTCAAATTGCACAGAACCTCATTGCCAAGGGCATCTACAAACCCGACCAGGCGATCATTGAGCAAGTTGGTGAGTCTGCTGCCTACGGCGGCGCTACTGGCGCGTTGGTTCAGGGTCTGCTGGACTTGGCCATCGGTCGTCGGGCTAAGCCTGTCACACCTCCTGGCCCCGTTGCCGGGCAACAACCGGCAGAACAAGCGGCACAACCGGGCGAGCAACCTCCCGAAGTCGTTCCCGGGACCGAGGCCATACCCGAGCCTACCCTGCGCCAACCACCTACACCCGCGCAGCCTGAGCCCAAGATTACGGCAAAAGCAGCCAAGGCCGAGGAAGCACGTGCTCGCAAGCTGGAGAAAGAGCAGCAAGAATATCTGCAACGCTACGCTTTGCTACAAGCCCAGCGCGATAAAGACACGGCTGAGTATGAGCGCATCAAGGCGATGACGCCCGAAGAGTATGCGTTGGAACAAGCCCAGGAAGTACCGGGCAAGACCAAAATGCCACGAGGCATGATGCCTGAGCCTGTGGGTACTCAGCCCATTACCCCCTACTCGGATGCCCAAAAGTTTGCCGCAGCGCAAGTCAAGCTAGCCCAGGACCGGGAACCCTACGCCGACGTTGGTAGCTACGTCGACTACATCCTGGCAAAGCCGGAGATGGCACGGGCGTTGGTTGCCGCAGGCTTACCGATCCCCGGCTTGACCCCTGCCCAGAGCCAACGTGTGCTGAATTCGTTGGAGTCCACGCTTACTCTTCAGGACAAGGCCGCCGCTAAAGAGGCAAAAATTGCCGGAAGCCAGGCTACGTTAGCGGCGCAGCAACGCCTGGGTCAGGTGGAAGGGGAAGAGCGAGCCGCCCTAGAAGCTCAACGTGCGGAGGCAGACAGACTTGCCCAGGAGGCGGAACAGGCCGACCAAGACGCACGCCGTGCACAACGCATCCAGCCCGAGGTTGAGGGTATCCGCCGCCTTGGACGTGTCCCAGAGGACAGCTTCTCCGAAGCCAACCGCATCGCCGCTGAAGAACGCCTGGCAAAACGCGACCATGAAGAAGCCGTGGTGGAGGCGCTTGTGGGTACGCTGCCGCGTGAGACAGGGAAGATCATGCCCGGTACGTTGTACCGTGGGCTTGGCGGTAAGAAAGCCAGCATCGACGACTTGCGTGCGCAGCTCAAGATAGCCCTGGCTACCAAGGATAAGGCTACTGCTCAGAATCTGATCCGTGAGCTGCGCAGTAAAGAGGACCTCGGTACCGATCTCACAGCCGATGCTGGCCAGGCTACGGCTGAGTTACAAGGCTTGCTAGGCACAAAACCAGCAGATACCGCCGCGCAAGAGAAAAAGGCGGTGTCCTATGCCGACACCCAGCGCATGCTCATGGTTGAGTTGGCCCGAGTCAAAGCCCTTGCTGGTCGTATTGGTCTGCCGGAAACCCAACGCGAGCGTGTCAGTGGCATCAAGGAGCAGTTTGCCGAGGCGCATGCTAATGAGATCAATGCTCGCCGTGCTATGTTTGGTCTGCCTGAGATGGCGGACTGGGAGCGTGGCGAAGCGCGTGCCCGAGCCATGGAGGCACTGAATACGCTGGATAACAACTGGGGGCAGTTCAACAACCCGGTTACTAGCGTGCGTCAGCTTCAGCGCATCGTGCGCAAGTCTACATTTGACAACGTCCTTGATGCCGCGCAGCGCTTTAACTTGGCCGAAGCCGCCAAGACCGAGCAAAAGAACGAGCCTCGCCGTGGCCAGCAGTTCTTCTTTGAAGACGAAGAAGGCAAGCGCATTGAAGGCAAGACGATGGAAACGCCTCGGGAGACTGGACCGCGTATTGCTGCCCCTGCCGAACTAGCTTTGCGTGGTGCGCCTCGTCGTGCTGCCGAGGACAAGCAAGATGCCCTAAACCTGATCGAGCAGGCGTTGTCTACGGCTGATCGCCGCACCCGTGCAGCACCGGCAGTGGGAGAAAAAGCCCCCGCCAAAGTGGGATCGCTGGCCGAGATGGCTCGTCTGTTTGAGCAGGACAAAACAAGTGGCAACGCTGCCAAGATGGACCAGGCGTCCATTGACTTGCTTGAGCGCCTGCGTGAAGCGCTGCCTGGTTCGACCGATCCTGAGTTTGCTAAATTGGCTCGTGAGCAGGCACAGCAAGTCCTGGAAGGCAACCTGCCTAACCCGTTTGCCGTGCGTGATCTGGACGAGATGATGCGTGCGCAAGAGGCCGCAGGCCGTAGTGCAGCACCCGCCTTGAGCGCAGCAGAGACCGAACGTGTTGCTCGTGGTGAGGCTAAGTTTGAAGCGCAGCCCCAGCGGGAGTTGTTTGGCGACATGCCCCAGACGGTGCGTGACACCGTGCGTAACTTCCAGAAGTTGCTTGAGTCTGGTCAAGTCCAGAAGCTGCGGGAGGACATCGAGAAGCGTCGTCAGAACAACATCGACGCGTTGCAGCGTCTAAGCCGGGAGCTACCTACCGCAACCAACAAGTTGCGCAAAGCCAAGGCGCACTACACGTCAAAGCTCAAAACAGCGCAGAGGTCTGGCACTGTGCTGCATAACTTCAAACAAGAGTTTGCAGAAGACCTGGGCGCTATTAGCCAGACGTTGCTGGCTCTCCAGGCAGCCCGTGATAGCGCTGCTATAGCAGTGCAAGACATCGAGGCCATCAGAACTTTCTTGCTGTCTGAACCAGCAGACGTGCGGACCTTGGTCAACGTAGGCAACGCGCTCAAACAAGAGCGTGCCCTGCGGGCAAAGCTGAAGCAAGCAGAGGAAGCACTGGCTGTTGGCAGAGAGTTAGAAGCCGCTATCAACGCAACAATTGCCGCCGACGATACGCTGGTCAAGCCGCTGCAAAAGCGCATGGAGGTAGCCAACAAGGATCTGTTCGCTGCGCAAGAAGATTTGGCCGAGGCGAACAAAGCCCTGCAAGCAGAAAAGCAACAAGTTGCCGCAGCTGAAGCCGCTGAAAAAGCACGTGCTGCCAAGGCAGAGGAAGAGGCCGCAGTTACCGATCAGACTAAACCCACGCCGGAACCCGTGTGGCGTGGTGCGCTACAAGCTGGGCGTGAGGGCTTGAACCTGCCAGGTGTGCGTCTGGAGAAAGACACCTCCAACCTCAAGCAACAGATTGCGGAAATCCGCAGTGCCATGGGTAGCCTGGACGAACAGATTGACAACGAGACAGACGCAGACCGCAAGGCTGAGTTGCAGGCAAAGCTGGACGAGCAGAAGCAAAAGCTGGATACCGTCTATGCCAACGCTCCGGTTGTTAAGACCGAGTTGCTGACCCGCAAGGCTGAGAAAGAAGCCCGTGAGTTTGATGAGGCCCAGGCCGCTGCCTATGATGCGGCTTCAGCGCGGCGTCGCAAGCGCAAGGGTGAGAAGGCGCCCAAGCTACAACCTGTTAAGCGTATTGGTGCTTACCGTGATGTAAGAACGAACCAGATCGTGCAGCCGCTCAAACCCACGCCGATGGTGGAGCCCGCAGCGGTAACGACCAACAAGCTCATCAAGGCCCGCAGCGACCTGGCTGAAGTGCAGCGGCGTATGACCTTCTTGAAGACAAACAAGAAGCACCTGGAGAAGGGCAAGATTTCTCCAACGTACCGCAAGCTGGAAGAAGACGAGAAGAAGCTGAAAGATAGCGTGGCCAAGCTAACGGCTAAACAATCGGAGACTGTTGCCACAGAACGCGCAGCGGTGTTTGAGACCCCACGCCAGCAAGCACGTCGTGAAGCAGAGGCAGTGGAACGCGAATCTGAGCGTTTTGCCCGTGGGGTGGAAGTTGCAAGTCCAGACCTAACACCGGATCAAGTTCAGGCGTTGGAGAACAACAAGCTGACGTCGGTGCTGTTTGATATTGCAGAGGACCCCAACGCCGACAAGCTGAACCGCGCTGTGGCCAAACGCCTGGCTACGATGTTGAGCGGAACTGACGTGGTTGTTCAGAACCGCCTATATGACAACGCGGGTGGTGAAGTGCTGGGTAGTGCTATTAGCACAAAGATTGAACTTAGCCGCAACGGCGGTTTGTCCCAGGAAGTTCTGCTCCACGAGGGCACCCACGCTGTTACCGAGCGTGTGATCAAACTATATAAGAACAACCCCGACAAGTTGACCGAGACGCAACGCGCTGCCGTGCGTGAGCTGACCGACATCCACAACGCGATCAAGGACGATCCAAGTATTACCAGCGCCAGCGCCAAGGGCAGCCTGTCCGAGTTTGCGGCTGAAGTGTTCTCCAACAAGAAGCTGCAAGAGCAGCTGCGTGCGAAGCCCTGGCGTCTGACTGACATGCTGCGGGCCATCAAGAGCATTGTTTTGCGCTTGGTTGGCTTCACCAATGCCGAGACGGAGACCATGCTGGGTGCGTCGATTACCGCTATTGATGCGTTGATGGTTCCCTCTAGCGCCAAGAACCTGGGCCGCGAGACCAAGCGTAGCCGCAAGATGTCTGCCAAAGACATCGCAGCGTTGCACACCGGTAGTAACTCAATGAAGCAGTTTGCCGATCAGTTCGGTGACCGCATCAAACAAAAAGACCGCACCCCCGAGGACGTTGAGCGTATTGCCAGCGACATTGTTTACGAAATGGGTCAGGACCTGGACAAGCTACTATCGGTCCCCACCGCAGATTCGCTTAACTACACCGCTCTTGCCACGATGTCTGACGGCAAGATATATGACAACGACAACCCGTTGCACT